TTTTTACCCAATCAATTAAAAGCATTAAAGATTTTCTTCTTATATGTTTTGTTTTTCTTCCGTTCATAGTACCTCCTGTACATTAGGAATTTTCTTTATAGTTGTAAAGTATACTGGCCCTGTTGAGTATTGGAATCCTCTTAGCCCTTGTCCATCGTTTGAATCTTTGTGACATTCAAACTTATAAGGACACCAAGTACAACCTCTAGCTAACTTCATGTTACCTGCTTTGCCTTCTGGTATAGGTTCATAACAAAACTCAGGTGGTTTCTTTTTCTTAACAATAGACTTAATAGATTTAATACGTTCTTTAATATTAGGCTTGTCTAAGTCTTCTGGTTTAAACAAGGTTAACTCTCCTGACTCTTTGTTTAAAACTAAAAAGCCACCATTGCTTGTGCCTTCTGCTTCTTCATACCCTGCAAGTTGTGCTAAGTATCCGAAGTTATCTTGCTCTACTAATGTGCCGTCTCTAAATTTCTTAAACGCAAAACCAGAAGCTGTCTTTACATCAACAACTTCTCCATCAATCTTACAATCCATGTGTCCTTTAATACCACTAACAGAAATTTCTTTTTGTTCAGAGTCAATCTTATGCCCGGACATTTTAACAAAGAATAAAACTAACACTTCAAGTAAGTGTCCGTATAAAAATTTAATCATAGTGCTAGATTCTAATTCTCTAGCAGAAACGTTTTTAGAATTCATGTCATACCACAGCTGACGAGAAGGCTTCCCGATGTTAGACATTCTTAATGTATTAACATTAGCTTTGTCTGCACCACGAGGAGTAGCCCAATGTTTTAAAGCATTAGCCATGTCTTCACCAAAGACTTTTAAATCCTGGTCGGTTAGTTTAATATCCTTACCCTTAGTTAAGGTAGATATAGTAGAGTAAATATCATCTACTAATGTATCTAGGTTTTTATTTTTTGGCATCTTCAAACTCCTTAAAAGCTTTAATCACATCTGATGAAAAAAGTTTTTGTAAATTAACTAAATACATTTGACTTGCATTGTGGTCTCCACCGGATACAGTTTTAAAGGTATCAAGTTTATCAACAATAGTTCTAAGAACCTCTGTTTTAAATACAAGAGTGCAGTACTCGTTGTCTCCGATACAAAGATTGTGAAACCAATAGTCTGACTCAGTAGCTTTAATACCAGAAGGTTTACCATAGCTTTGATATTCAATAGCTATGTTCCCGGTCTTCATCCACATACCACGTTCTGATTTAACTTCTATCTTTTTATCTTGTAACATTGCTGCTACTTTATCTTCTCTAACTGTACCATACTGCAAGTCTAGGTCAAACTTCTTTCTGTTTTCTTTAGTGGGTTTCACTCCAATTACCTCCTACTTTATATTCACCATCCATAGGACAGCGAAGGGTTAAATGTTCTCCTGCTTTAATAAGACTACTAACAGCAAGTTCTCCTGCAAATTCTGCTTGTGATTCTTTTACTTCTATCTGCCACTCATCATGGATGTTAGCAACAAACTTATAATCAATAGCATTAAGTTTTAATAAATCGTCTAGTATAACTAAACCTTGTTTCATAATGATAGCACCATTACCTTGTAGTAAAGTATTTAAAGATGCGTGTTGATGTCTTACAAAGATTCTTCTTCCATCTAATCCTTTGAGGAAACCTTTTGAAGCCGCTCGGTCAACTCTTTTTTTAAGAGCATTAAATGATGGGTTACTACTAAGAAAGCGTTCTCGCAATCGCTTACCTTCAAGTCTATCTCCTTCAATAATGCTACCAATCTTAGCATCTCCTGCTCCGTAAATGAGGGCGTAGATGAAAGTTTTTGCCTGGTCTCTTGATTCAAGTCCTGCAAGGTTTTTGTTAGCCGTGTGAATGTCTCCATTAATGATTTCATTTATATAATCCTCGTCAGCCATATAGTGAGCCAACATTCTTAATTCTAATTGACTTGCATCTATACCTACAAGTTTATATCCTTCTGAAACAGTCCAACAACTTCTACATTCCTTACCGAAAGGAGAGGAAGAAGCCGGAACTTGTGCCATATTAGGACCCCGGTGAGACATACGACCAGTGATAGTTCCCATTGACATCACTGACCCATGTACCCTATCGTCATCAGCAACAGCATCAATCCATGATTCAATTTGAGTTGCTCTCTTTTGAACTAACAAATACTCTGCAATTAAATTAGCTTCTGGTATATGTTTGATAGCTTTCAGCGTACCCTCATCAGCAATAGGCTTACCTGTTTCTGTAAACCTTTTAGGTTTCCATCCGAAATCTATTAAGTACTCACCTATCTGTTGACGAGACCCTAAGTTAAATTCTTTTAATTCTTTTCTCTGGAAAGGAGTGATGTTTAAAGTGTCTACCCTTTCATCATACTCTAGTTCAGAAAGACCAGACTTAGAAAGTGTTCCATCCTTTTTTAATTTAGGTACTACATCTTTAACAGAAACCCATTTAGGTTTAAATGTTTCGTGTACTTCTTTTTCAACCTCTGATTTTCTTTTATTCAAAGAACTTAATAAAGACATCCCAACATGTTCATCAAACAAAAACCCATTGATTTCTTGTTGTTGTAAGATTTTACAAACATCATGTTCAAGGTCAACAGATTGCTTGGTGAAAACAGAACCTTCTTTTCTCAAAGTTTCTAGGACTCTTTTATTTAATCTAACATCTTGGATGCAGTATGTTAGCATGTCTTGACTGAAACCAGAGAAGCTTGGTTGTTCTCCTTTAGGGCAGTTAAGTCTCCAACCCCACTTCTCTAAGCTGTGTCCCCCATCACGAGTGGGGTGAAATAGTCTTGACAGGGTCAAGGTATCAATGACTTCTGCACATGCAGATAAATCCACCCCTAAAAGTTTTTTAATAACAGGTATATCAAAGCCTATAATGTTATGTCCTATAAGTTTATCTGCCTTAGACAGAAACTCGATGCCTTTGTCTATCTCTCCGGGGTCAAAGGAATAAACATTATCGTCTTGGTCAATCGCAACGATGCACCAAATTTCTGTAGCAGCAGGTATTATAACCTCTATATTTTTCTTAAGGTCTACATCATAAACCTTTTGTTTAGAGTCAAACAGAAGTCCATTTGTTTCTATGTCAAATATTAATTCCATATTATCTCCTAAAAAGGTACCAAAGTTTCAGTTTTTTCACCCATTAGCTCATCATCAGTATACTCTGATAACCGACCAGACTCTGAATCATACACTAAAGAAGTAGCCAACCCAACATCACCGGTGTACCTTGATTTAAGTACACGAAGTTTAGTAGTCCTAGCTTCTAATTCATCATCAGCTTGTTGGTTTCTTTCTAAAGCTATAACACAATCAGATAACTGACCTATACTATTAGACCCTCGAAGATGTGAGAGACTAACCTCTACTCCATTCTCGTGTCCCTTGTTACCATCAACTCGTCTTAGATGAGAGACAAGTATTAACCCGGCTCCTGTTTCTTCTACTAAGCTACGAAGCCTGGTCATAATATTATCAATGGCTCTACGCTCATCACCTTCTGCTATCTGACTGACAAGCATATGAAGATGGTCTACGATTACCCACTTGCAATCACAACCAACGATAAGATATCTAAGCTTTGCAAAGATGTCATCAATTTCATTAGTACCAAAGTGAGCATGGATAAATACTTTATCTTTATCAAACATTGTCTTGTACATATCAATCAAAGTATCTTCACTAAACTTATCTCTCTCCTGGTCTACATACAACCTAGCATTAGCTTCAATAGATAGTATACCATCTACAGTTCTACGCCAATCTTCTTCGAGAGCAATGATACCTACATTATCTTCGGTGTTCTTTATCAGCCAATGCTCTATCTCTCTAGTAACACTAGACTTACCTAGCCCTGTGCCACCTGTAAGAGTTACAAGCTCACCTTGTCTCAGACCATACAGCTTATCATTTAAACCTTTCCAAGGATAAGGAATGCTTGGTTTTCTTTTACGATTTAAAAAGTCTTCTTGTTTCTCTGATACACGAATGATTCCACTAGGTGTATAAACTTTAGCATCCCACCATGATGCGATAAACTCTTTATAGCTACCTTTAATTAGCATCTCGTTAGCATCCTTGTATCCACTAGGAAGGGTAACAACCTTTGCTTTACCAGGTTTTAGAATCATTGCAACTTTCATTGCAGCTTCTATACCGGCCTTGTCTTTATCAAAACATAAGACAACATTATCAAAGCTTTCTACATACTCAAGGTTTTCCTTGATATCTTTAACTGCTGATGCTGCACCTCTTATAATTGATACGACTGCCCACTTACTACCGAGTAGTTCATATGCTGCCATTGCATCACACTCACCCTCAACAATAGTAAGATACTTACCACCACCCTTAAAAAGTTGTTGTCCAAACAAACCAACGCCATTAGGTGAGACATCAAAGGAAAATCTCTTGTCCTTGATGTATCTAATCTTGTTAGCTGTAAGCTCGTTGTTAATGTACAGAGGATAAATATGTTGAGCCAACTGCCCGGCTGAATCATATACAACCTTTACCCCATATTTCTCTGCTGTTTCTTTTGCTATACCTCTATCGGTAAGTTTTGCATACGCCCCACCATGTGCGTTTAATTCTCTGACTGCATCTTGCATAATATTTTCTCCTTGATTTGATTTAAAGTCTGGTTGTTTATCAAACTTAGGAAAGAAAGTACTGCAACTAAAACATTTAGCAGAACCATCAGTGTTTACTGAGAGTGCATCGCTACTCTCACACGAAGGGCAAGGCAAGTGATGCTTAATAAACTTTAAATTGTTTTCCATGTTTGACCCGAAAAAAAGCTAGGCACAGAATTTAATCTGTGTCCTAGCGTGGTTATAATTAAGACTCGTCAGTAGAATCTACTGCATCAGTCTCTTCTGGTTGTGGTTCTTCATCAACCTTTGCTTCCGGACACTCAACTAAAAGAGTTTCAAGATTAGATTGATGTGCTTGTGAAGCATAGTTTAATGCTTCAATTAGTACATTGATTGTACCTATTTTACTGATAGTAACACTTGAATTGTTTTTGACTTGAGTATCTTCAATTTTAGATACATCATAAACTAAGTTACCTTCATCATTATTAATAGTAATAATCATTAGAACTCCTCCCCACCTTCGATAGCTTCAAACTCTGCACCATCTCCAGATTTGTATTGAATCAATTCAATAACTTGCATGGCTTGAAAGTCCATGCCTTTAAAATCCCCAAACTTATTGCTAACTTCCCACTCGTTATATTGAATCTTAACTCGTGAGCCATTACCAACTTGTTCGTTTAATGGAACTTTGTTTGCATCAAGGAGTAAAGGTGCTTTGCGAACCATACCGCCTGGCCCATTCACTTTACGCTTGATATTAATAGAACGACCAACGACTTCGTCTTGGACTGTTAAAGTTTTCACTCTAAATCCACGACTTTCAAAATCGTTTGCCACCTCATCACTTATTACTAAGTCGACTGTATAGACAGGTTCGAACTTAGTGTTCGGTGTTGTTACATTCGCCCAATAAGCGATTCCTTCTTGTATTGCCATATTAAATTACTCCTATATTGACATTGTTATTATACAATTATATATTATGTTGACCGATTAGTCAACCCCTACTCTTTAATCTCTTTTAAGATTTCTTCTAAAGTTATAGAAGGGTTATCAAAAAGAGTTATTAAAAACTTTTCGCCTTGTTTAAGAACTTCATACGCAACCTTGTTAGCATAAAATTCTTGATAATTATTAGCAACATACTGTTCAAACTTAGCCATAAGTTTCTTATCTAATACTAGTACATTGCTAGGTAGTTCTGTGTTCATTGTGTCTCCTTTTTTATTTGTTGTCCAACCTATAACTTTACCATCTAACATTTTATTATATAAATAATTCATTTTGTCTCCTTAAATATTAATTGTAAATGGAATAGTACAGCCAGTAATCGTTGTCGGATTATCAACTGTTAAATCCATTATATAATTAGTTGTTGCTGTTTTAATTTTACCAGGAACTCGACCATCATATTGTATATTTGTTATGTTACCCTCGAACACATCATAAATAGCTGTGAATTTTAACTTTCTTTTTATATTAATGTTTTCAATATAATTTCCATATGGGGTGGGTGAGCTAACTTGAGGGCAGACAGCTAAGATAACAGGTTCTGTTATTATCTCCGGCTTTGGTAATATCTCTGGTTGTTTTACAATATGCGTTCCTGTTAGTACACCTAACCCTGCATTAACACCTAAGTCTTCAACGGGTTCAGACTCTACTATTGGTTCAGCATTTAACTGCTCGTCTAACTTTTTTAAGATACGATAGATTTCTGAGTTAGCTTCTTCCATATCACCCACTCTATCAGTTAGAGCAATCAAAGAGTTGCGATGGCTTTCTTTAGTCTGTTGGACTAAGCCTGTGTTTCTTTTTACTTCCTCGAACTCTTTGCTTAGAGACAAAAAAGATTTGTTAAGTCTGTTAAGCCCTGCCTGGTTGTCTGATATACCACCTGCTACTGCATTGATAACAGTATACACTGATATAAAAGCTGTCACCATTACGATACTAAATATTATTTTAAATTTCATTTGCCTTTCCTGTGATAATTGTTAGGATAACCACCATCATCTTCAATGTTAAATGCTGCTAACACTTCTCGAAAGAAATCATTTGATGCATGTAGTTCTTCAACAGTCATGCTTCCATATTCAAACATACCATCGAGTCCCCATTTAACATTGTTACAATGTTTAACTATTAAATTCATAGTTCTTTCTGGAACTTTAACTGTTATTATTTTTTCTTTTATCATTTGCCTTGTCCTCTATATTTTTTATAGTTAGCTTTTTGATTCTTGTTCATGGTTGAGGTGCTAACATTACCTCTACCTTGACTTGTTCTCTTGCCCCTACCTTGGGTCGCTGAGATGTGTCCTTTAATTGTTCTAGTTTTTGCCATGATGTTCCTCTAAAGTTTTCTTACGACTGTCTCTGTACTCTGTAACTCTTCGACCATCTGCATAGTCAATGGTTTGTTGAGTCCATAAACCATCTTTGTACCTGGTATCAATAGCTTTAATTTGTTTGGCTTGTCTTTCTAGTTCAAGCCTTTGTCGTTGCTGTTCAACAGCATCATTATGCTCTGTCATTTTGATTCTCCTTTATAGATTTTCGTAGTTTAAGTACAAGGTTTTTTCTATGTTCTTCTTGTGCAAACTCATAGTCTTTAGTAGACATAGCTTGACTACAATGTTGAGATAGAAATTCTATCATAGTTAAAGGTACTGGCCTGTCTATATTGTCATAACAATATTGAAGGCAGTCATCTTCTAAATCCGGGCGACCTTCAATCACCCATAGTTCATGCACATTATCTCTCATGTTATCCATGACTGTGCTGTTAATTTCATTACTCATCTTCAGTCTCCTTTTTAAATCC